CCTGTTGCCGCTAAGCCTAAGCGTAAGTCTAAGGCTAAGCCTGTTGCCGCTAAGCCTGTTGCCGCTGTTGCTGATCCGGTCGCTGAACCGGTTGCTGCTGCTAAGCCTACTTCGTTTGATAACGTGAAGACCGCCGCCGATGGTCACTCGTTTGTTCCGAATCAATCGACCAACTACATTCCTTGGGGCAACTCTAAGTCGCTCAAGATGGTGCTTGAATCCGGTAAGTATATGCCCGTGTTCATCACTGGTCTGTCGGGTAACGGTAAGACCTACATGATCGAGCAAGAAGTTGCGCGTGCCAATCGTGAACTGTTCCGTGTGAATATTAATACTGCCACCGATGAGGATGATCTGCTTGGTGGTTTCCGTCTGGTCAATGGTCAAACCGTTTGGTTTGATGGTCCGGTTATCGAAGCAATGAAGCGCGGTGCGGTTCTGCTGCTCGATGAACTCGACCTTGGTACCGAGCGTATCTTGTGTCTTCAGTCGGTGCTTGAAGGTAAGGGTGTGTTCATCAAAAAGACCAATCAATGGGTCGAACCTGCTCCCGGCTTTACGGTTGTCGCCACTGGTAACACAAAGGGTCAAGGTGACGATACGAACAAGTTTATCGGTGCTAACGTGATGAACGAAGCATTCCTTGAGCGTTTCCCGGTTTGGCTTGAACAGTCCTACCCTACCGAATCGGTTGAAACTCGTATCGTCAAGCGTTTGTTCAAGTCGCTTGGTCTGACCGAAGACGAAAAGCAAATCGATACGCTGATCAAGTTTGCTCAAAAGACCCGTAAGACCTATGAGGCTGGTGGTTGTGATGACCTGATCACTACTCGACGCTTGTGCCTGATTGTTGAATTGATGCCGGTGTTCGGTAAGATTGAAAAGGCAGTCGAAATTGCTTGCTCACGCTTCTGCAAGGAATCCAAGCGAGACTTCGTGAAGCTGTTCAAGGCATTGACCGAAGAGGCAAACAAGCCTGCTGAACCGGTCGCTCCTGCTACTGATGATACATCTTCTATCGGTCAGGCAATGGAAAAGCTGGTAAACGGTGTCCCGTTCTAAAACAATAACCTGTCTCCCGTAGGGGGAACAGTTGACACGCCGGGCAGGATTTATTTCCTGCCCGGTTTTTTTATACCGAAGTATTGCAATGCTTGTCTCGATAACCTATACTTGTGTAACAATCCTATTTCCTACCGGAGTAATAAATTATGAAGCTATCGCAGAAGACAATTACACTCATGAAAAACCTAGCATCGATTAATACTAATTTGTATTTCAATGCTGGCGAATCGCAACTTGCTACAGTAGATGGCAAGTCGCCAACGGTTTTGTGCCGGGCGATGGTCGATGAGACATTCGACAAAGACTTTGGTATCTATGAACTGTCAGATTTTCTTGGTGCGATCAGTCTGTTCGATGATGTCGAAATCGAACTTGACGATACCCACTGTATGCTCTATGAAAATGGCAGCAAGCGTAAGAAGCTAAAGTACTTTGGTGCTGAAAAGTCTTGCCTGATTCTCCCGCCTGCAAACGAAATCCCTATCGAAGACAAAGACAAGATTGTGTCTTTCGTGCTTTCCGATGCGGAACTTAAAAACATTGTGCGTGCTGCTTCACTGATGAAACTCGACTCGATTGCAATCGGTGTTGATGAAGACCGTGTATCAGTCGGTGCAAAGAACAGTGGATCGGGTAGCACTACAACAAACAACTACTCTGTTGATCTTGATGAATCAGATGTTGTTCGTGGTGATGCGTTCAATGGTACATTCGAAATCTCAATCGACAAACTAAACCTGAATCCTATCTCCGGTTGTGACTACAAAGTTACTGTCACTTCTCGCGTGATTGGGTTTGACACTGTGACTGGTTCTGAGTATGATGTAACTTACTGGTATTCCCCACGAAAAGCGAGCTAATAAAGTATGAAAGATATCTGGTCAATCAAGTATCGTCCAAACAAGATTGCGGATTGTATTCTTCCGCCTGCACTTGAAGATGTGTTTACTGGTGTTGTAGAATCCGGTACACTGCAAAACATGATTCTCGCAGGTGATGCTGGTGTTGGTAAAACAACTGTTGCCAAAGCACTTTGCGATGAGTTGGGTCTTGACTCAATGTTTATCAACGCATCGAAAGATGGTGACATCGATACACTGCGCACAAAGATTCAGCAGTTTGCTTCTACTGTTTCGATGATGGGTAACGGTAAGGTTGTCATCCTAGACGAAGCTGATCACCTGACCCGAGCAACACAACCCGCTCTTCGTTCGTTCATGGAAGAGTTTGCTGATAACTGCCGATTCATTCTTACTGCTAACTTTCTCAACAAGATCATCGACCCGTTGCAATCGCGTTGTCATGTGATCACGTTCCAGTCTCAGTCAAAAGACAAGCCGATGCTCGCCCAAAAGTTTATGGGTAGCGTGTGCAACATCCTAGACACTGAAGGCGTTGAGTATGATAAGAAGGTTGTCGCAGAAGTTATCATGAAAAACTTCCCCGACTTCCGACGTACACTGAATGAGTTACAATCATACTCAATCAAAAACAACAAGATCGACTCCGGTGTTCTGTCTCGCGTTGTTGATGCAGCAGATGTCAAGGTGCTGATCGGTTACCTTAAAAAACAAGAGTTTACCGAGATGCGTAAGTGGGTCGGTGTTCACGCAGCAGACATCGAACCGCAAACACTAATTCGTAACTTGTATGATGGAATGTATGACTATCTCAAGAAAGACTACATTCCCAAGGCAGTCGTGATCCTAGCCGAATGTCAGTATCGCATGGGCATGTGTGCCGACTCAGAAATCCAGTTGGTTGCATCGATGACCGAACTGATGTTGGAGTGTGAATACAATGCCTAAGACTAAAAAGTGGGACAAATCAAACAACAGCATCCAGCTAGGCGACTTCCTATCGTCTATCAACTATTCGAAGAAACCGTTGCTTGATGATAATCCGGATGACGAAAAAGCGTATCCTGCATACATCATCAACCGTCTTCTGTCGTATCATGTTGATGCCATCATCCCGGTATCTCACTTGAACATTTATCATGAGTTGCCGAAGAAGATGCAGTTTGATTATTTGTGTGCGACACTAGGCAAACGCAAGCGGTTCTCACGATTTGCGAAGGATGAAGAAGAGCGAGTTGAGCGAATCAAGTTGATCGCTAGACACTACAATCTGTCTGTCGCCAAGGCACGCGAACTCTTGCCTATCTTAACAGACGAAGACTACGAAGACATTAAGAAAGCTCAGTACAAGGGCGGCAGAACGAAAATGTAACATCTAGGGTTCTCAAAATTGATAAATACGAATATAAATACGTTCGTTGTTATCACTGAATAAAGAGAGAACCCTAACCATGAATTATGATGAATACAATGATCTCTTCCGTTGCCACGGAGTACCCATCACACTAGAACAGCCAGACGATTTCCTAAAAATCCGCGAGACATTGACTCGCATCGGCATGACAAAGCGTGACGAAAAAACCCTAGTGCAGTCATGCAATGTCCTACATAAAAGAGGACACTACGCAATCTGTCACTTCAAGGAACTGTTTGATCTAGACGGTAAACCAACTACAATCGACGCAAACGATATTGCTCGCAGAAACAAAGTTGCTGCATTGCTAGACGAGTGGGGATTGTGCAAAGTTGTGTTTCCTGATAAGTACAATGAGCCAATGGCAGAGATGACACAGATCAAGATCATCCGAAGCTCTGAAAAATCAGAGTGGACACTGGAATCAAAATACACAATCGGAAAGTAATAAATGGCAGGCATCGAAGTAGGTATTAAGAGAACTTCACCGACCGCAACACTTCCAACCAAAGGCACTGAACATGCAGCATGTTTTGATGTCTATGCTGACTTAAAAGGTAGCACCGCAGCAGAAGGTGTTTCTATCTGGACGAAGAGAGATGATCGCAATGCCATGACCTACAAGAATGCGACGAAGATCGAATTTGTGCCGCAGGATGGTACGGTCGTTATTCGTCCCGGTGATCGTGCGTTGATCCCAACCGGTTTGATCTTCGATGTTCCAGAAGGATACTGCATCAAGCAATACCCGCGATCAGGTACATCACTCAAGCAAGGATTGACATTGATCAATGCCGTTGGTGTTATTGATTCTGACTACACCAACGAATCATACATTCCCGTTGTGAACCACTCTGATACTACACACTTTTTACGACATGGCGAACGCCTAGCACAAATTGAGCTAGCAAAAGTTTTACCTGTTGAGTTTGTGGAAACAACTGGTGACATCGAACAGAAGTCCGACCGGCAAGGCGGGTTTGGTAGCACCGGGAGATATTAAACATGGCAACATTTTCGATCAAGAAAACTGGTGTCAACATGTCTGCGTGGGATTATTATATTGAAGGCAAGTCTGACTGGAAGACATTTCAAAATAATATTCATGTTGAGTATAAGAGAAAAGACCCACCAGAATTATATCTGGACAAAAAGGGCGAATCTGTAAGTGCGAAGACTCTACGAAACAACCAAAAACTTAAACTACTAGATAACAAGTCCGTTACTATCGACGGAGACAAGTGCGGATACGTCCAAGCCGGGGGCGAAAAAGGATACCTGTCAATTCGCTTCATAGGAAAACCAAAGCGAGATACTACAAAAGATGAAAACATTGCTCTTGAAAAATTAGACAAGGCAATCAAAGAAAGAGATTCGTCTGGTAATGGTATCACTATCATAGTTAAAGACCGAGGCGGCAAAGTAGCATTTACGTTTGAGAACTGTGTTTCTGCGAAGACTATAAAAGGAACACCAAAAGCAGACTTCTCGATCCGCAACAAGAACGGTAAAGACATCTGTTTCATTTCACACAAAAAAGCGGGTGGTGCTGCTGCATACCAGCAGTACGTATCGGTGACTGGTCGTAAGCGAGATGGTATAAACAACCATCCGTTGCTTACTGAAGCGTTGAGGTTTCTAGCAAGAGAACGCGACGGTATAGCAGAAGAACGAAACCGATTTATGTTTTACATTCCGTTCAATCGAGCCGGTAACCAGCTTATCAATCGCGCTGTCTATGGCGAAGACTTTGGTAAAGCATACGGAAAAGAACACGTTCATTTCATAGGACAGGGAACCCCGATACTCAAAGAAGCATCCCCCAAAGACCGCCCACTTGGTGTAGGCACTGCGTATGAATTGGGATTTAGTGATGACTTGTCTGTGTCCGGAGACTTATCACATTTTAGTAATAGTGGATACAAACCTATCATTCTTGCCCGATACACTGCCGGGCGAAAATTCTACTCAGACGGAAACATGTATGAGGATGTTAGGATTTTGATCGCCCCTGAGATTCTTGCGTCCGCTTCTGCTGTGGAAGTCGGTCTATAAAAATAACCCAAAATAGTTATTGACTCATACCCTGATTTCGACGATAATACTATAGTCGGACAGATCAGCGGTTTGTTGCCGTTGACCGATATTTACTGATATTGGAGTATCAATCTATGGCAAAGTCAGAAACCAAGGGTCGAGACAAGGTGTTATCGGAACAGGAAGAGATTTCAGTGAAACTCTTCGTGTTGGAAAATCAAGTCACACAAATGCGTCTGGTCGATGCTCGCGCCCAACTCGCGGCAATCGATCTTGTTTCATATCTTCATGCTTCAACTTTGTCCTATGATGAATCCGTAGCGTTTGTCGAAAACGAGACAAGCAATGCGGGCGTTCTTGAATTGGCAAAGACCTATCTGAATGTTTCGAAAGCAACATTGGATGCGGTGCGTACCAAGGTCGAACAAATTATCAAGGGGCTTGCATAATGTTGAAATTTACTGTTGTCGTATTTCTGATGATTTGGGCAATCGTTGCTCTTCCTGCTGAAGCAGACGAACATGATTGGGATGATTTTCTAGATGCTCTATGGGCAAAGGAATCGACGCGACAACTTGATCCCCCTGACGGTGATGGTGGTAAAGCGATTGGTCCGTATCAGATTTGGTGGTCGTATTGGAAAGATGCGGTTGACCATGATAAGTCGCTGACTGCAAACGGTGAGACATATCAATCATGCCGTGACAAAGCGTATGCTGAGCGAGTTATCAAAGCATACATGAAGCGATGGGATCGTAAGTCTTGGACCGGTGTTGAACCGTCGTGGGAATCGAAAGCACGATTGCATAACGGTGGTTGTAACATTTATAAAAAGCGTGGCAAGACAGCGTGGCATAACACAACTAAGTATTGGAACATTGTTAAAAACACTATGGAGCAAACCCAATGACTGATATACAGAGATATACATCCAGAAACTTGCTGGGAGGGGTGTCGCACGCCACACCTGAACCGGGTGGCGAGTACGTCCTCTACGCAGACCACCACGCCCGCATCACCGAGCTTGGGGCGGAACTGGACGCCGCCAATAATATCATTGAAGAATTACTAAACGAGATTGAAGAGTCTAGCCTTTACTATGGAGATGCACCAGAACTCTTTGATACCTACAATAGAATTAAAGGAAAAGACTAATGGACGAATTTAATGGGAACCCTGATCCAGAACAGGATGAAATTTATCAATTCATGATTGACATCACTCGCGGTATCACTGCGAAGATTCCTGATAACATCACAGAGCATGTGCCGAAACCATCGGTCAAAGAAGTAGAAGCAGCAGCAGTGTATGTTGCACGAAACAACGAAAAGATGTTGGATGGTGGCATCAAGAACACTGAGATGTTTATGAATGCATCAATCATTCTTGTTCGTGCAAACATTCATGATGCAGTGGGGCGTGGTGCTAGAATTCTTACCGAAGAAGACTATAATGAGTTTGCTCGCAAGCAAGCAGAGCAATCGTATTATGCTTCTCTAAACGCAAAGGGACATCTTGACTTCACATGGAGCGATGACCCCGACAACCCCGAAGTAGAAATGTCGCTAAGCGAATCTGGTAGAAAAGAATTTGCTCGTCTATGGTTGGATGAATCAACTGCTAAATCATACTTTTGCGAAACGCTTGATGAACTTGCCGGTGGTAAAGATGCCGCAGATAAACTTGTTCGTGACTACATTGATGAAAAGACACAAAAGTTTTTAGATGATGGTTCGCCGGGTTTGGGTAAGCTACTCCGCGACGTTCTGAACTTCGACAAAGATTCATCGTCTTCGACCAACAAAAATTTTGAGGAAGACCCACCATTCTAAGTATTGATTGGGATCGCGGAATCTGGTATCATCGGTATGGTAAAACATGCCGATGATTTTCTATACTGACTGACAGGATTTATTTTATGAGCTACACTTCATGCATGAGATGGGGTAATCACCTACTTGCTCGCGGGTACGATGATGTTACAGGTGAGCGGTATCACAGCAAGATCGATTTCAAGCCATCGCTGTACATCGAGACTGATACTACATCACCATACACATCGATTGATGGTAAAATTCTACAACACATCTCTGGCATGGACATGAAGCGTGCCAGAGAGTTTGTTCAGCTACAACCGGTCGGGTCTGTCTATGGTATGGATCGGTTTGAGTATCAATACACCGCAGTGAATTCGATGGCATTCTTTGATAAGTTTCGCGTCATGTATCTCGACATCGAAACCGAGTGTGAAGGTGGTTTTCCTGACATCGAACAAGCAGACCAAGAAATCAACCTGATCACGATGATGGTCGGTGAGAAGAAGATCACGATTGGCACGACTAAGCATGGAACCATGAAGCGTGATCCTGAAAACACAAATCATGAATTCTATAACTGCAAGACCGAAGATGAACTTATCTCTCGCTTCATCGAAGAGTGGAAACGACTAGACCCTGACGTTGTAACTGGATGGAACGTAAACCTCTTCGACTTGCCGTATCTCTACAATCGCATCGAACATCGTCGCGGTACAAAGGTTGCAAAGAAGATGTCCCCGTGGGAAGTTGTGCAGAAGCGTAACGTCCGCATCAATGGTAGGGATCAGGTTTCTTATATCTTCTACGGCATCAACATCCTAGACTATCTTGACCTGTACAAGAAGTATACCTACGTCCAACAACCAACATACAAACTCGACTACATTGCGAGTGTTGAGTTGGGAACAAACAAACTATCATACGACGAACACGACTCGATGCACTCTTTCTACAAGAAAGATTGGGAGAAGTTTGTTGTCTATAACATCAAAGACGTTGAACTCGTTGCACAACTAGAAGACAAGATGCAGTTGATTCAGCTTGCGATCATGTCGGCATCAGATGCACACGCAAACCCACACGATGTGTTTTCACAAGTACGCATGTGGGACTTACTGATCTACAATCACTTAAAAGCCGACGATAAGTTTTCTGCTGCAAGAGTTGACCCGCCGCAAGGCGTGATGGATCAGTATGCCGGTGCGTTTGTCAAAGAACCTGTGCCGGGTTTGTATGATTGGGTAGTGACGTTTGACGTTTCTTCCATGTATCCTAACGCGATTCGTTACTTGAACATTTCACCCGAAACGGTTGTCGATAACACGGCAGACCGGTCAATGTCTATTGCATATGCACTCGACAATGATGCCGAGACAAACATCAAAATGTTTATCGAAGACATCGAAACAGCAAAGAAGATCGGTAAAGATGCTGGTGATGCGAATGTGTGCGTATCGCCTACCGGTGACATGTTTGATAAGACGGTAGTTGGATTTCTGCCCGACATGATGGAAGACCTGTTTACACATCGCAAGACTTGTAAAAAGATGTCAACCACATCGCAAACCAAAGCAGACAATGCTATGGCAGAAATCGAACGTCGTGGTATTGATGAATCTACGTTTGATGGGCTGAGTCGAGGCGTGGGATGGGGATCGGGTGAAGTAGATTTGGATGATTGGTCTGACACCCAACTGGTCGAATACTACCGATGCCACAAGCAAAGAGCAAAGCAGTATGACATCCAGCAAATGGCAATGAAGATTGCGTTGAACTCATGCTATGGTTCTCTTGGTAACCAATACTCACGTTACTATGACTTGAGGCTTGCGACTTCGATTACTATGATGGGTCAGTTGTCGATTCGTTTTGTTGCTGACCGACTCAACAAAAAACTGAACAAGGTATTTCGCACAGAAGATCAGGACTATGTTGCTTACATTGACACCGACTCTGTTCACCTGAAACTTGAGACAGCAGTTGAGCAGGTTGTGCCGGACGGAACCGAGCAAGAGAAGATCGAATTTCTACAAAAGACTGGTGCGGGTATCGGTACAATCATCAAAGACGCATTCAAAGAACTTGGTGGCTACACAAACAACATTGCCGACTCGATGAACATGGAATGCGAAGCGATTTCACGCAAAGCACTATGGACTGGTAAGAAGCGTTATGTTCTCAACGTGGTTGCTGACGAAGACCGGGTATATCCACACGCTAAGAACAAGATCATGGGTCTTGAGATTAAGCGGTCATCAACGCCAGATGTAGTCAAGCCATACATCGAACGGTCGATTGAATTGATTCTTGCGGGAGACATTCATGAATTCCGTAAGTACATCAACGAATGTAAGAATGAATTCTATACACTACCACCGGAAGACATCGCGTTTCCCCGTGGTGTATCGAGCATCGGCAAATTTATTCAAGGGCGTGGATATTCTAAAGGTACACCTATTGCAGTGCGTGCAGCAATCCTGTATAATAATCTAATCGAAGAGAAAATGGTAACGGATAAGTACAGTCACATGACTGATGGTAGCAAGATTAAATTCTTGTACCTGACTATGCCCAACACAATTCATGAAAACGTCATCGGGTTCAACAATGCTCTACCCAAAGAGTTTGGACTTGATAAGTATGTAGACTACGATCTACAATTCAGCAAAACATTTATTGAGCCAGTCGAAGGTTTGTTGAAGTACATCGGCTGGACGATTGAAGAAAAACTAACCCTATTTTAATGGAGACATTTTATGACATCATCTTACGCAACAAAAATCTTAAAAACTGTAAACAACGACTTTGCCGCATCTGCCGAGGATGGAATCCTTGGCGGTGATATTGAGTGGTACGTGGACACTGGTAGCTATGCAATGAATGCGCTGATCTCAGGATCGATCTATGGTGGCTATCCTGCAAATAACG